GATTATTATTTTTTGTCAATTAATGTCATGACTTCTTTTAAGCCCCGAAACAACAAATCGGCAGCATTGGAACACAACCAGTTATGCTGCTCATAAGACTCTTAATGAGTTCTATGATTCTATTTTAGATCTAACTGATTCATTAATGGAAAAGTATCAAGGTCGTCATGGACGTATAGAAGTACCTGAATTAGAAGAGAAAGATACTTATAGTAAAGATCCTGTAATTGTACTACAAAAACATCTTGACTGGATCGAGAAAGCAAGGTATGATATTGTGCCTAAAACTGATACTGCTCTTCACAATATTATTGATGAAATCGTAGGTCAGTATTTAGAGACAATTTATCTATTATCACTTATATAAGGAGTCGTCATGAAAGAAACTAAAAAGCAACAAGCTAAGATCGGTAAAGTAATGCATGAGTACAAAGCAGGTACTCTGAATACTGGTTCTAAAACAGGTCCTGTAGTTAAGTCACGTAAGCAAGCTGTAGCAATTGCACTATCACAAGCTGGCGTAGCAAAGAAGAAAAAGAAATGAAACAGGGCTTGTACGCTAATATCGCCGCTAAAAGAAAACGTATCGCTGAGGGTTCAGGCGAGAAGATGCGTAAAGTAGGCTCTAAAGGCGCACCTACAGCTAAAGACTTTAAAGATTCAGCTAAGACAGCAAAGAAGAAGAAATAATGCCAAAGAAAGAGTTCCAAAACCCTAAAGGTGGTCTCAATCAAAAAGGTAGAGACTATTATAACAAGACTACTGGTTCTAATCTAAAACCACCTGTGTCTGCCAAAGAAGCCGCTAAGTCTCCAAAGGCTGCAGGACGCAGAAAGAGTTTTTGTGCTCGCATGGGCGGTGTTGCAGGTCCGATGAAGGACGAAAAAGGTAGACCAACAAGAAAAGCTTTAGCGTTGAAAAAATGGGACTGTTAAATAATAAGTTTAATTTATATCCAAACTGGAAACAAATACTTCGTAAATCTTGGTCATTAAAGTTTATAATCTTAGCCATTATTTTAAACGCTGTATCTGTTATTTTACCTTCCTATTGGGATAGTTTTCCAAGAGATACATTTAATATTATCTTCTTTATTGTTCTTGTAGCTGCTGGTACTGCACGAGTAATAGCTCAGCAAGATATATGAATGAAAACAACAGACGTTTAGCGACAACATTAGCTGTTACAACTGCAGCGGTCACAAGTATAGCTTTCTATGAAGGTTTTAAAGCTGAGGCTTATAAGGATGTAACAGGAATACCGACCATCGGTTACGGACAGACTAAAAACGTAAAGATGGGAGACGTGATTACTCCTGAAAGAGCCTTGATTCAACTTCAAGCAAGTGCTGCGGAACACGCTAAAGGAATGGCTAAGTGTATCAAAGTACCAGTAACTCAAGGAGAATTTGATGCTTATGCTAGTTTTACCTATAATGTTGGGGTTGGTGCTTTTTGTCGCTCAACCCTTAATAAAAAGCTTAACGCAGGCGACTATGCAGGGGCTTGCAAAGAGCTTTTAAAGTGGACTACTGCCGGAGGAGTTCAGTATCCGGGTCTAGTTAAACGACGACAAGAAGAGTATGTTCGCTGTCTAGGAGGATAGAATGGGTTGGTTATTTAGTGGATTTAATAGTTTAATCGTAATTGCCATAGCTGCAGCCTTATCTTTTGGCGGTGGCTTCTACGCAGGTACAAAGTACGAAAAGAACTATTTTGAGGCTCTCATGGCACGGGAGAAGGACCAGTACAACAAGGCTTTAGCAGAGAGTCAGCTTAAATATGACAATGCTGCGGCTGAGTATTTTCAACGAATCAGACAGGAGCAGGCTAAAAATGCACACTATGAAAAACAAGTCAAGAATCTCTATACAACTGGCGCTGATAACTGTCGTGTCACTTATGGCTTTATCAGGCTGTACAACGCCTCTGCCACCGGTGACACCACAAATCCCCAAGACACTGACAACCTCGTTGCCCCCATTGACCTTGCTACCGTACTCTCCACCGACATCGAAAACCACGGAAAGTACCGTGAAGCTGCAGCCCAAATAGAAGCTTTAAAGTCAGGAAATAGCAAATAAATTGCTTGACTTTTTAGCTGTTTTGTGGTAAAATATTAGCACCTATAAGGAAACCATGTCCTACACTTATATTCAACTTGTTAACGAAGTACTGGTACGCTTACGTGAGCGTGAAGTCACTTCCGTTAATGATACAGCATATTCTAAGCTAATCGGTAAGTTTGTCAATGATGCTAAGCGTCAAGCCGAAGATGCATACAACTGGAATGCTCTGAGCACTACTTTGACTGCAGATACTGTTCCCGGTATCTTTAACTACGTCTTAGATGGATCCGGACAACGCTTCCGTGTCATGGATATTATCAACGATACAACTGATAATATGCTACAAAATCAAACAGCAGCTCAGTTCAATAAGTGGTTCTTAATGTCTACTACTGAACGCTCACAGCCAATGTACTATAACTTTAACGGAACTAATAGCAATGGTGACACGCAAGTCGATTTGTATCCTATTCCTGACGCTGTTTATAATTTACGTTTTAATATAATCCGTCCACAGCCTCCACTGGCTGTTAATAGTGATGTTCTTTTAATTCCACATGAGCCAGTAATCTTCGGTGCTGTTGCTCGTGGTATGGCAGAACGTGGTGAAGATGGTGGTATGGATTCTAACGCTATGTATGCGTTGTATCAACAATCTTTAGCCGATGCTATTTCATTGGAGTCTGGACGCTATTTAGAAGAATCAGCTTGGGTTGATATCTAATGGCTGAACAGTTACTAACAGGTGCTATACAGGCTCCGGGATTCTCTGGATTAAATATCCAAGACTCCACGGTGCAGCTCACCAGTGGGTTTGCTTTAGAAGCCTATAACTGCGTTATTGACCGTTATGGTCGTATCGGTGCTCGTAAAGGTTGGAATAAAGTAAATACTGCGGTGATGGGTACTGGCGGTAGTGTTAAGACTATATTTGAGTTTAATACTAACAATGGTCAAGCCGTCATTAGTGCTGCTAACAATCATCTATATGTTGGTAGAACAACTCCTGTAGAACAACGTATTTGTGGTACTAACTTTCATACTTCATCATACAGCCGAACCGGTGTAACAATTACAGTTACTCAGTCTTCACATGGATATACTGTTGGTCAGAGTTTATACTTTGTAGCCACTAGCGGTGCTGCGACAACTGGCTTTTATACTGTAACAACAGTTATTTCATCTAGTCAGTTTACATTGACAGACACTGTATCAGGATCTACAACAGGTAGTGCTAATATTGTTAACGTCATTCCTTATTCTATTTTAGATGACAACTGGCAGTTTGTGTCGATGCCTTTTAGTGGTGGTTTAACTGGTTCTCCTCATGCTATTGCAGTACAAGAGGGACAAGCACCATTGGTGTATCATAAACTAGGTTCAGCATCACATTCACACGTTGATGGTTTTGGCTTTCAGCGTCTAGGCGATGTAGCTTCCTTACCTACAGGATACACAGCAGATACATTTAAACCATCTTGTGCCTTAGCTTCTTTTGGTCGTTTGTGGGTTGCTAATATTGGTTCTAACGATCAAGTAATTTATTTTAGTGATCTACAAGATCCATCTAATTTCACTACAGGAACTGCAGGCTATTTAGATATTAGTACTGTTATTCCTACTGGTGATGGTATTGTTGCTTTAGCTTCACATAATGGTTTCTTGGTAATCTTCTGTAAGCGTCATATTATTCTATACGCTAATCCAACAGATCCAGCTCAGTTAACTGTTCAAGACATCATTAAGGGTGTTGGCTGCATTGCTCGTGACTCTATTGCGTCCGTTGCAGGTACAGATAACTTATTCTTATCTGAGACAGGTGTTCAATCATTACAACGGTTGGTACAAGAGAAATCTATGCCATTCCGTGATGTATCTAAGAATGTACGTGATGATCTTATCTCTAACGTAAACACTGAGACACCTGAGAATATTAAAGGTGTGTACTATCCGACTGATGCAATGTATTTACTTACATTACCAGTAACAGGATTTACTTATTGTTTTGATACTCGTGGGCAGTTAGATAACGGCGCAGCACGTGCAACTATTTGGCGTAACATTAATCCAACAGCTTTCTGCGTAACTGCTGACCGTGAATTGCTTATTGGTCGTCCCGGATATATTGGTATATATGAAGAATATGCTGATAACGGCTCATCGTATCGTTTTAGTTACTATACTAATTATTTTGATATGGATAGCCCAACTACCATTAAGATTCTTAAAAAGATTGGTGTTGTAGCTATCGGTGGTCGTGGACAAAACCTTGCTGTTAAGTGGGCTTTTGATTACACCGGTAATACCGATAGTCAAACAATTGCTTTAGCTTCAGGCGGTATTTCAGAATACGGTATTGGTGAATACGGTATTGCAGAATATAGTAGCGGTATTTCATTAGACTCAGTTAAGTTCAATGCAACTGGAACTGGTAAAGTCGTTCAATTAGGTTTTGAGTGTGACATCAACGGATCACCGTTATCTATTCAAAAGATCGACTTAGCGTTAAAAACAGGTAAAACCCTTTAAGGATTAATTATGTCTGATTATTTAAAATCAACTAACTTTGCAACAAAAGATGCACTTCCTACTGGGAATGCTAACAAGATTGTAAAAGGTACAGAACTAGACAATGAGTTTAACTCCATTGCGTCTATGTCTTCATCTAAAGCAGATATTTTAAACCCAGTATTCTCTGGTCTATTGACTACAGACACACTACAAGTAGCTGGTGATGCTAACATTGGTGGAGCTATTAATACTGCTTCTGTAAGCACTTCTGGAGATATTGCACAATCTGGTACAGGTGTGTTTAATATTGCAAAAGGAACAACTGCACAACGTCCTTCTGCCCCAGTAACAGGAGCTATTCGTTACAACACTACATTAGGTTATTTAGAAAACTATAATGGTACTGCATGGATTGCTGTGGGATATGTAACTCCTGCTGCTGTATCTGATAAAGCAAATACTTCTACTGGTTATTTTCAAGTACCACAAGGCTCTGCAGCACAACGACCTGTATCTCCAGTAAATGGAATTGTTCGTTACAACTCAGATACTAATATTTATGAAGGTTATATCAGCGGTGATTGGGTAAGATTTCAAACATATTCACAAGGTGTATATACAGCTAACTATTTAGTCGTCGCTGGTGGCGGTGGTGGTTCAACAACTGGCGGTGGTGGCGGCGGTGGGGGTGGTGTTGTAGCTAGTTCTACCACACTAACACCCGGTACAGCTTATACGTTCGTTATTGGTGCTGGTGGCTCAAGCAGTGGAACTGCTGGTACTAACTCAGTATTCACAGGTGTTCTAACTGCACTCGGTGGCGGTGCTCCCGGATCTTCAGGTGGTTCTGGTGGCGGCGGTAGCGGTTCCGGTACATCCGGTCAGGGCTTCAATGGAGGAGCTAACGTATCCGGTGCAGGAGGCGGTGGCGGAGGCGGTACAACTAATGGTTTTGATGCTACCGGCTCATCTAGCGGCGGTTCAGGAACCTCTAACGGTGGTAACGGCGGTACAGGTTTAACTTCTAGCATCACAGGAAGTGCTATTACTTACGCAGGCGGTGGCGGTGGTGGTAAAAACGTGTTTGCTGGTCCCGGCAGTCAAGGTTCAAACGGTGCTGGTGGTGGTAGCACAGTAAACCGTGGAGGTGGCGGTCAAGGTGCATTAGTTAATCCGGGTCCTTCTCCTTCAGAAGCTGGCGGTTCTGGAGTTATTATTATTTCTGTACCGACCGCAAACTATACAGGTACAGTAACAGGTGCTCCAACTGTCTCTACATCAGGATCTAGAACTGTTATGCAGTTTAATTCCTCTGGTTCATATACTGCTTAATGAACACTGTTAAAGAACTAGCACAGATTCATCAAGGTCAGTACGCTATTGACCTAGGAACACAGCATCATTTCTCTAGCGGTGTATATGCTAAACAGATGATGCTTCCTAAAGGTTACATGGCTTTAAGTCATGCACATACTTATGATCATTTAAGTTTGTTAGCAAGTGGTAAAGTTATTGTTAAAACAGACGAAGGCGAACAAGAGTTTACCGGTCCCGCTTGCTTAACAATTAAAAGAAATAAGAATCACGCAATTACTGCATTAGAAGACGCTGTTTGGTTCTGTATTCACGCTACAGAAGAGACAGACCCAAATAAAGTTGATGAGGTTATTATTATGAAAGAAGAGGTTTAATATGCCATGGGTAGACGCTATTCCAGCCGTTGCATCCATTGTTGGTGGAGTTATGCAGGGGAATTCAGCTCAAGACGCTGCTAATACCTCAGCACAAGCACAACGTGACGCAGCCGCAGCAGCACAATTTCGTCCAGTAGGTGTCACCACTAACTTTGGTACATCTAATTTCACTACTGATCCGAATTCAGGTTATTTGACAGGCGCTGGCTATAACTTAAGTCCTCAGTTACAGGGTTTATCCAGTGGTCTATTATCCGGAGCTGCTGGATACAATTATCAACCTAATACAAGTTGGGTGGGCGGAGTTGTTGATAACTCTTTAGCTGGTATGCGTATGGCGGCTGCTCAAGCACCAAATGCATTTAACGCTGGAAATCAACTATATGCTCAAGCTCCTAATCTGTTTAACAAAGGTGAATCAGCTTACGGACAAGGTAATATGTTGTTCGGTCAGGGTGCTAACTTGTTCCCACAAGGTAACACACAGTTTTTAAATGCTCAAAAAGTAGCAAATGCTGGTGCTGGTTATTTATCAACAGATCCTGCTGCAGCTCAAGCAGCTTATGTTGCTCGTTCACAGGAAGCACTCGCTCCTAAAGACGAACAAACTTTAGCGGCACTACGTAACAGTATTTATCAACGTGGTCGTGCTGGTTTAGCTACAGGCGGAACTAGTGCCGGTAACATGATGGCTTCTAATCCAGAATTGGCTGCTTATTATAACTCATTAGGTCAACGTAATTTAGACTTAAACAACCAAGCAGCAGCACAAGCACGTGCCGATACAACATTAGGTTCTACATTGTTTGGTCAGTCAGCTAATATTGCTAACACCGGTGCAAACATCTACGGTGCTGGTGCAAACGTAACTCAAGCTGGTGGTAACTTGTACAACGTAGGTGCTAATCAGTACAACACTGCAGGTAACTTAGTTGGTGTAGGTAATCAATCTTTGAATACAGGCGGTAATTTATTAACAACATCTGCTAACTTAGGTACATCGGCAATAAATCAAGCTGCTGGTGAATATCAATTACAGAATGCTGCATTGAATACACTTGGTAACTATCTTGGTCAAGCTAATACAGTTGAAAGCATGGGTCAACAAGGTCTATCTCTTGGTTCTGCTTTGGGTGCAAGATCATCTACTGCAGGCGCAGGAGCTGCTCCGTACTTCACCGGTGCTGCTAATACTCAGTACGCTGCTAACGCTTACAATCCGTATGCAACTGCTGCAACTGCTGCTGGTTCTAGTCCTGCTTTAAACTCTTGGTTTAATAAGATGATTAATCCGAACCCTGCACCAGCGAATTATGTTGGTCCAAGTTATGGAACTAATCCAAATTTCAATAACGACATCTATAATACTCAGTCATACGACTAATAGGATCTAATCATGGCAGAAATTGTAAAAGGTTTATTCGGTATTGACCCACAAGGTTATCAAGAAGACCAACTCTTAAATCAACGTGCTCAAGCAATTCAGTATGCTAAGTTAGATCCGTTTCAGAAAGCTAACGTAGGTATTTACCAAGGTACTCAACAAGCTGTAGGAGCCGGTGCTAACTTAATGGGTGTTCAAGATCCTGACTTACAAGCTCAACAAGTAGCGTCACAGTTGGCTACAAAGTATGATATGAACGATCCTGCCAGTCTGCAGCAATTTCAACAAGCACTACAACAACAAGCACAAGCTACGGGAAATGGTAAACTATCTGAGTTTGCTGCAATGATTGGTAATAAATTAATGCAGATGCAAGCTACCGGTGCTGAGATTGGTCTCAAGAATGCTCAAGCAGTTAAAGCACTTCGTGAGCCTAATACGGGCATCGCTGCTTTAATTGGTAAGTCTACTCCTGAATCTGTAGCTGCGTTTCAACAATCAGGTAATCCTGCTGATTTAGTTCTAGCAGTTACTCCTGAGAAGATGGGAGAGGCAACCATTAAAGAAGTTGCTACTGCTGAGAAGATGAACACCATTCTCACTAACAGTAATAAGCGTTTAGATGATTGGCTTACGCAGACTGAAAAAGGTGAAGTTCAATTCGGTCTTGGTCCTCGTGCAATTGCTATCGGTCAGCGATGGACAGGTAAACAAGACGAGAATACACGTAAGCTAGATAGTTTGTCTAAGTTTATGGAGACCGAGCGTAACAACATTCTGATGGCTGCAAAAGGTACTCAGACTGAAGGTGACGCAACTCGTGCGATGAATCAAATTCTTGAACGTACAGATCTTAATAATCAAGAAAGTGTTGCTCAAGCACTTCGTGATCTGAAGACATACAAAGAATCTCAGATTGTTGGTAATAATGCTTATATTGAATCATTAAAAGGCACTCGTAAACTAGGAGGTGCTGGCGGAACTCCACAAGCTCCTTCGGTTTCTGATACAGGCGAATATGCTGCTGATTACAAGAAATATGTAGAAAAATATGGTAATGTAATGCCTTACGCTGCCTACGCTGCGAAACGCAAACAATCCGCTAAATAAGGAGTTTTAATGGCTCAGTATAAGTCAGAACAAGAAGCAGGTGCTGCTCTATCAGCAAAGCTTCAAGCTAAAGCTAGAGAACTACGTCCTATCTATGATAGCACAGACCCAAAAGATATAGCTAAGGCAGATAAATTAAAATCAGAGATTGGTGCTATTCAGAATCAATTGATGATCAATAGTGGTGGTGTTGGTGCTTTTGGTGGTGGTATTGCTAAAGGTGTCACCAGTGCCGCTGCTGCTATTCCTGATTTGCTTACAATGGGTAAGAATCTATTTACAAAAGAACAGACTCCACTCTTAGGCGACATCCTCACTCCCGGTCTGCAGTCTACATCTCCAGATAGTGCGTTATTATTTGGAGCCGGTAAAGGTGTTGGAAGTTCTTTAGGTCTCGGTAAAACATTAGCTGGTTTAAACGTAGGTGCTAACGTAACCGATGAAACTTTATTTGGCGGTACTCCTGTAGCTCAGTCTTTACTGGCTGTAGGCGCTATCGGTAAAGGTGGTTTTGATCTTGTGCGTAATATGCAGAAGAACAAGCAAGTAAAGAACTTGATGTCTCAGCTTGGACCTGAAGATCAGAACGCACTTCAACAATATATGCTTCAAGGACAGTCTTCGAGCGATCCGATTGTATCTGGCATGGTTGCTAAACTACGTCAGAATCCTAAGTATGCAGAACTGTTTAACGTATTAGAAAAGAAAGCCACTGAAGCAGCCACTGCTGGTGCTCGTGTTGAGACTGCTGCAGGTTATCCTAAAGAAGAGGCTGGTTCAGCTATTTTCAATGCATTTGACGGTAAAGTTAAAGCACTCTACGAGAATATCGACAAGTCTACTCAAAGCAAGTTTAATGCAGCCAAGCAAATTGGCGGTAATAACAACATTCTAATGACTGACAACACTGTCAATGCACTAGATAACATGATTCTTGAGTACAGTAAACGTATTGGTGAAGGCACTGGCGCA